GATAAATTCTGGAAGTAGACAATGGGCAACAGGAGCAATAACTACTCAGAGAGAGAATCTTATATCTGCTCCTACATTTTCATTTGTTGGTGCAAGTACAATAACAGAGGCTGCAACTTTAGCTGTTCAAGCAGCACCTATTGCTGGAACTAATGCAACAATAACTAATCCTTATTCTATATGGTCACAAAGTGGAGCAGTAAGAGTAAATGATGGTACAGGAAGTATGATATTTAGACAAGCAGTTGCTACTGCTGCTGATCCTGCTTTATATATGTTTAATGACCAAACTACAGCACCATCAGCAACTAACTATGTATTAAAAGTTGGAAGTGCAAATAGTGGAGCAACATTTTTAAATTCAAGTACAGGTGTAATTATATCAACAAATGGTGTATCAAGAATATCAATACAAAATGGTTCTAATGTTCAATCTAATATTTCAACTGCTACAGGAGCATTAACAAGTTTTCCATTTAATCCGTCATCAAATACAAATCAAACAGCATCAACTGAACAAAAATCATTTGACATTGCAACTTGTACATCTCAACACGCAACAGGAGCATTAACAACTCAAAGATTTGCAGTTTTTAATGCACCAACTTATTCATTTGTAGCATCATCAACAATAACAAACGCTGCTACATTAGCAGTAACTGCTGCACCAATAGCAGGAACAAGTGCAACGATTACTAACTCTTATTCCATTTGGGCGCAAGCTGGTGATGTTAGATTTGACGGAACAAACACAAGGATAAAACATTTAGCAGGGACTACAACTGCACCAACAGGAGTAGTAGGAACAGGAGCAGGAACAACACCATCAGCAGTTACATTTAGTGCTAATGCAACAGATTTAAGTGGTGATGTATTAGTAACTACAGGAACACTTCCAACAGCAGGAGCAATAGTTTTAACAGTTACTTTCAACACAGCCTATGCAACAGCACCAATAGTGTTATTAAGTCCTGCAAATGCAGCAACAGCATTGTTAAGTGGAGTAACAATGGTATACACATCAAGTGGAACATCAACATTTATAATAACAGCAGGTAGCACAGGATTAGTTGCAGCAACAGCTTATGCTTGGCATTATCACATAATTCAATAAAACTATGAAACTAATCTATTTTAATACAATCGGAAAGCCTGAGAATATAGGTCAATCTCAGTTAACAAATGATATCAATCAGTTTATTGCTGAGAGAAGTGAAGAATTGCCGAATGCTCAAGTAATAGGAAACATTATACAATTTGATGGTGGATATGCAGTTTTTATAGATGTACCATCTGATTTCCAAAATTAATTATTATAAAAAACTATATTTTTATGTCACGATTATTAGATTACTTTGATGTACCTCTTTTGCATTTTGTTGCAATATCAATAACTTTCACGAATGCAGAATTTGCTCTTAAGATAGTTTCTTTATTATTAGCTATTGGTTACACGATTTGGAAGTGGAGAAGTGAGTTTAAAAATAGAAAGAAATAGTTATGATGTTACTACAGTTAAAAAGGGATATAAGAACCATTGACTTCACTTTGGGTGAGTTGTTTATTAATGGTCAACACTTTTGCTATACTGTAGAGGACACAGAAAGAATGCCATTTGAAACTAAAGTATTTGGTAAGACTGCAATTCCAAAAGGAACATATAAGGTAGTAATAGACTATTCTAATCATTTTGGTAAAGATATGCCTCACATATTAAATGTACCAGGATTTGAAGGGATACGCATTCATTCAGGTAACACCTCATCAGATACTGAAGGCTGTTTAATTGTTGGATTTGTGAGGACAGTTAATGGAGTAGCACAAAGTAGAGATTGTTATCAGCATCTAATAGAAAAGATAAAAGGTCAAGACTTAACTATAATTATAAACTAATAAACAAAACAATGAAATCAAAATTATTTTCTATCGGTTCTTCCGATATCGTAAAAGGATTAGCAGTAACAGTTATCTCTATGGTTCTAACTATGGCAGGTAAGTCAATCGATGCTGGAGTATTCCCAACTACTTGGGCAGATTGGAAAGTTATATTATTGGCATCAGTTGGAGCAGGTGTATCTTATTTGCTTAAAAACTTCTTGACTAATAGTAATGACCAACTGCTAAAGAAAGATGCGTAATCTACTATTTGTTTTAATCTTATTAAGTTCATGCAGAGTCTTTCAACCGGAGGACTTCTGCAAGAAACATTATCCTTCAGCATCAACTGATACTACTATCATTAAGTATGAGGTCAAATACGATACAATTCGTGAACCGAGTTACGTTATTGTATATGATACTATACTTCCATTACCTAATACTTTTGTTTTGCATCACGAATCAAATAGTGGGCATTCACATCAGACAGTTGACATAAAGGATAGTAAGTTAAGTGTTAAATGTAATACTGATAGCCTTGAAAAAGTTATTCAGACTATGAGTGTAAACATAAATCATAACTCAAAGCAGATTGTCACAGTTAAAGAATTTGTTAAACATTGGTACGATAATTTTTTAATATGGTATTTTATTATATCTTTGTTAATAATTATAGTAGTATTAATAGTTAAACTAAAATGATATGGGATTTAAAAGACTATTCTTTGACATTGAGACAAGTTATTGCGAAGGATGGTTTTGGAGACCACAGTTCAAAACTAATATTACTTATGACCAGGTTCTAAAAGAATCTAAAATCATTTGCATCTGCTACAAGTGGGAAGGTTCAGATAGGATGTATTCTTTAAAATGGGATAAAGGATGCGACAAAGAACTCATTAAAAAGTTTATTGATGTTTTATTGGATGCTGATGAGGTGGTAGGACATAACTCTGATAAATTTGATTTGAAGTGGGTAAGAACGAGATGCTTAGTTCATGGTCAAAAGTCACTTCCTGACTTCAAAAGCATAGATACATTAAAGATTTCACGATCAAAATTTAACTTTCCTTCCAATAGATTAGATGCAATAGGTAAATATTTAGGTTTTGGTGGTAAGATGGCACATTCCGGTATTCAACTATGGCACGATATAATTCAAAAGAATAGTGCAAAGGCAATGAAAGAGATGATTGACTATTGTAAGAGAGATGTTGAGTTATTGGAAAAGGTTTATTTGAAGCTGGAAGGCTATTCAAAGCATAAAACTCACATAGGAATGCATGAAGGAAATGATAGTTGTTCATGTCCAAAATGTGGTTCTGAAAGAACTGTGTTGAATGGCAGAAGGGTAAATTCATCAGGTAATGTGAATGTGATGATGCATTGTAAACATGACTGTGGTAAATATTTTCAAGTTAGTTTAAGAGCATATAACAATCGATAATCATGTATATAAAACGCTAAAAATTATACCTGATGGAACTAATTAATGAAATACAAATAGAGGTTACTGAGATTCGTATTAAGATACAACCTATTATCTTAAAGAGAAAGGTATGCGAGTTTAAAAGAAGGGTATTTGTAAGTGATATAAAGTCTATATCTGAAGAGAATTACTTAGTTGAGAATAATTATACAAAGTGTTCAGGTATATTCATCCAAGATGAAGGTTGGATAAAAGTAAAAGAACCATATAATGAACTAACAGAGATTCACTCTGAATGGTGGAAAAGGTCAGTAGATGCTTTAGATGGTAAATAACTGCTTCCTTGTTCATTCAAGAAACCTTCGCTTTCGCCACAGTTCTTATCAGATTGTAAGTTTAAAAAGGTTACTTTTTAATATCTGACGTAATTACAAAAGATTCTATATTAGCCATACTATCAATCTTTGCTTGGCAATCTGAGGCTATTTTCTCATAAAGGTATTTATTGACTTGTTTGTCAAATTCCTTATCTGATTTATCAATAATGATATAACCACAAGGAATGAATAATACTGATAGCATCAATACAAATGCTTGAATAAATCCTGTTCTCTCACCTTTTAAGTAAGATTCATTAATGTTCTCTTCGATTGTTTTGTCTATGTTCATATAGTTTATTTATTTAGTTTATTAATCAGTACAATATCCACCTTGACATCCACTACCAGTTCCAAAGTTAAAATCAGTTTGTAATCCTAATTTTTTAATATTAATATATTTTGTTTCTTTTTTCCATTTAGCGTGTTTCTCTTGGTCAGAGAACCATTGCATTTTTTCTGTTTCTAAATCCCAATTTTTACGAAGTTGCTGTAAAGGTTTATGGAAACACCCTACACAATTTGAATCTAAAGGAAATATTAAACCACTTTTATCTGCCCATTCTTTTACTTGAAAGTGTGTAATTTTATCATCTATAAGAGGGAAATATCCTTCCCTCCATTCTAATTCACCCCATTTATTTCTATTACCATTTTTAGATTTCCCAATAATTCCCTTAAATGTAGTTGATAATCTATCCTTACGTTCAAGCTCATCATATCTAAATCCTATTCCCATTTTAACTTTTTCGTTGATATTTTTAAACCACCAATCCCAAATAGGTCGCATTTTCATTTCAGTAGTACAAAATCTCCAATCCATATTAGGAAGTCCTTTTCCTCCTGTTGCTCTCTTATTAACTTGTTCAAAAGTTCTTCCTGTCACCCATATAATCTCCTGTCCTATTAATTGTTCTAAATCCATAACAGCGTAAAGAGTTAAGTCACTTTCAGCAGTTGCTATAAAATCAATACCTAATTTATTGGAAACAAATTTAATTAATGCATCATCTTTTGGTTTACATTTTATATCTTCTATTCTAACTAATGAAAATAAATTATAATCAGCAGGATAATGCTTTGCAAGGTAACTACTTGTTTTTCCACCACTTAAACTATTTATTGTTTTCATATTAATATTTATCTTCAATTAATTGATCCAAAAGTACACAATAATTCGCCAGGTCAATAATTGAATCTCTGACACTTTCGTTAGATGGTGATTGCCCTTTAATCAATACTCCTAATCTTGCAACTTTGGTAGCCATTAATGATAGGCAATTCTGCTCAGGTGATAATTGGCAGATAGTACCTGCTAACTTGAAGTTAGAAAGCCTATCCTCATTTGCATAGTCATTTCCTTTGCTTGTTATGATTTCCTTTTGTCTTTTGAAAAAGTTATTAATGTGCTGCTTTTGTTCTTCTATTGTCATCTTATTGATTTTTTAAGGTTTTCATTTTCTATAGTTAATTTTGATATAATTTCTAACATACGCTTACGTTCAGCGAATACTTCACCTTGTTTATTATCTATTAAAAGCATCCAATGATATTGCTTATGAAAAAGGTCTTTTAAATACTCCAAATCTTCAATAAACTTTTCCTGTTCAGGTATTAATGCTATCTTATGCTGTTTTTTGTACGTTATTATGCGTTCTCTTGCATTATCTATTATTTCTGAATAGATAGTATAGATTTCGTAAAATTGTTGTTCTGAGAGCATTAAAATAGATTTAGTTGATTTATGTCATTGTTTCTTATAATTCCCATAGCTGTATCAAGTATTGTTTTTCCTGCTTCGTAATCAACTAAGTTACGAGCCATTTTTAGTATGGGTTGTTCACCTTTATATTTAGTAAAATCGTATTTATGAAATTCACACAAACCTTTTAATTCTTGTTTAGCAGATGAAATTGCAAATCTTCTATCTCCCAAATCGTTTGGTAATTTAAAGTTTGTCCAATATAAATGGCGACCTCTTTTTATTGCAGGGATTAATGGCTCATAGTATGGTATTACATTTTCAACAACCCATTTTCCTGTTTTATAATAATGCTGTAAAAACAAAATTTCTTCATATAATTTCATATCGGGATAAATTGCTTCGGTTGTTGTATCGTAATTTGAACTATTCCAATACCTGGCTCTACTATGACTTGGACAAGGTGGTGAACTCCATATAAAATCAAAATCTTTAAAATGGTCTAACAAGTATTGATGTGCATCTGCAACAATAACCTTATCATTTGGAAATCGTTCATAATATAATCTTGCTGCTTCGGGGTCTAATTCAATAGCAGTAATTTCGTGTTCATTTCCCCACTTGTATCGATTACCACCTAAACAAGCATATAAATTTAATATTTTCATAGTTTAAAATACGTTTTGTTCATCATTAATACTATTTGTAAAGTCTTTACTCGGTTGTAAAGGTTTAAAGTCTTCTAATTTCTGACAACTATAAAGATCCTGTCCATTCACATTGCAATAGTAACGATTTTTTTTCCAATCCCAAAATATACTTGCTTGTCCTTGTTTACCTACCCCCTTTGGTTTATACTTCTGAATAATGATATGTCCTTCATTTTTTTCAAAGTTTCTTCCATTAGCATCCTTCCTCCAAGAATAAGGTTTATAAACTAAAATCATAACAAATGCCCTTCTCCACCAAGTTCTTCCTCCTGCCCATTGAGTTGGTAACGCTGGAGGCAAATAGCTGTCACCTGTATCTTTATCAACTTTGAAAGGAACATCTGCAACATGATTAATCAATATATCCATTCTATTATTTTTTTTGGATGATATTCTGCATTGTTTTAATGCGTATGCGAGATATTTATCTTCTCTTCCACCAAACTTATCCACCTCTTCCTTGATGTCATTAAAAGGATCAAAAGTAGTAGTCTGAAATATAATACCTAATTCACTTTCTGCCTTACTCACTAACTCATAAAATTCATCAATAGTAAAGTCTTTATCGTGATTAGCTATTACAAAATGTTCTGAAATAAAATACTCTGCATTCATTTGGTCCTTTATATCAGCATTTTTGTAAGGTTTCTGAAGATATTTATGCAGTAGTTCATGGTAGATGTGTTCAATATTTCCACCTTCACCACAGTAAATAAAGTGCTTCCAACCATATAGAATCGAACAATTTATAAGAACTTCAAAACAGAACTCAGTCTTACCTGCTCCAGGATTACCTGCAATAAATAAAGGATATCCTAATTTTATCATCCAATATTCATCTAATGCAGCAAGTCCACAAGAATGCAATCCTGTAAGACCTTTCTCAGAAAAGTCTTTAATCTCATTAATTTTGCTTTCTAACTTAAAGTAGTCCTGTGTCATTATTTGATGATGTTTGTTTTTTATTAAATCCTTTATCGTTTCTGCTCCAAGTTAGCAATCTTTTGTTTATATCCCAAACTTTTTCAAGTTCCTGTCTGAATTTAGTATTTGATTTATTAGGTTCAGTCCAATATCCATAAAAGTCATTCATCATATCTTTTCCATATTTAACTAAAAAAGGTTTGAGAGTGTCAGCAAATTTTAATTTGCGTATATCTATATCTATCTTATTATTATCTTTATCTTTATAGGCACTTTTTAGCTGTAGCTTAGCTTTAGCTTTGCCACCCATAGAACCTCTATCCTGTGCAGACTTGCGTTTCTCACTTAGTAAATCGTATTGTGTCAATAGAAAGTCAATTTTTATTTTATCGTGCTTATTTTCGTGTTTAATTATGTCACTTTCTACCAACTGCTGTAGCAAAATTGTAGCATTGCTAAACTTTTTCTTTAGCCTATCTAAAGTGCAATCACAATCTTGTGTCCAATAGTAAGCACATACATCTGCAAATAAACCTTTTAACTCATAAGATTCTAAACTAATATCATCATTAAGCCATTCAGAAGCAGTAAATCTAAAATATGGTAATTCTTTAGCCATTTTATTGAATTAAGAAACCCCCTGCAAATCAGTAGCCACCGCTAAGAGGCATTCCAAAATACAGAGGGTTGTAATTAATATTTTCATTTAGCGGTTATTTAGATTGCAATATTAAACATAAATATTTAATAAAACAAGAAAAAATTAATTTATTTTAGAAAGGTAAGTCATTTTCTACTTTACCATTAGTCAATCCATTTCAAGGAGTTGGTTTGTAATTATCAACTTCCAGGTAGTGAGTTGGCTTTCCTTCAATCTTTTCTTTCTTCTCTTTAAGAACAGTATTGATCCACCCTGATTCAGAAAGATTATCAATCATTGTCTGAAGGTCTTTTTTAGAGAATGATATTTTTACCATTTCTCCGTACTTTGTTGGTACTACTTTAGCGTTTCCGCAGAATACTTTGTCAGCCATTTTTTAGTTGTTTTATTAATTGTTTATATTTGATTATTTGTTCTTTTATTTCGGGTATTGTAATCTCAAGCATCATGTGCCTGGTGTTCTCAATGTACTCAACTTGTTCTAATCCTATCCGTTTAATTAGTTCTATTCGATAAGGTATCAGATTTCCTCTTAAATGAGTATTGCATTGGCTACATTGTTTGTGTACGTTATCAGGATTAAATCTATGATATTGGTATGTACTTGCAATATAGTGTCCAGCATGGAACTCTTCAACTTTAGTCTTACCACATGAAACGCATCCTAAATCTTTGTCTCTTTGGCGAATATACGCATTAAATACGGATTGAAAAAGTTTAACGTAATCAGAACGCTTCATTAGGCTTTCCTTCATACCTTTAACCTTATCATCAACTTCCTTCTTTCGTTTAGTTAGATTCAGTTCATAACTTCGTTCTATTGCACAGGTAGGTGAGCAGACAGATTGCAATGGTGTAGTCTTTTGGAACTCTTTTTTACAATTCTTACAAAGGCGTTTATTTAATTTTGCCATTAGTCTAATTTAGCCTTATAATGGTCAATTAATCCATTCAT